AGAGCCCTGATGAAATGACCGGCTTTCTCATTTGGTTTACCTCGCCTCCTTGTGCAAAGAAGGGTACGCCTTTGCTTAATATTTCGCGTCGTTTTTCAAGCGGTAGCTCAAAACCTTTGACTTTCATTACGACTATGGGTTCCAAAAACATTTCATCGGTTCTTTCTTCAAGTCCGAGTAATTTTACCGTGTCCCTACCGGCAGCCGAGTCGAGTTCTCCCCCATAACTTTCTGCTATTAAACGCTCTAAATCAGTTTTGCCGCCCTGCGAATCTGTAATTTCAATTTCGATATCTTTGTATTCTAAGCCATATTTTTGACCTAGACGTTTCATAATTTTTGGAATTTCTTTGTCGTATTCTGGGCCGTAATCTATATCTAGTTGGCCTTGGATTATTTTCGACTGGTTTCCACTTACGACCGCAAAATCTTGCTCCCTTCTTGCAGACTCTACGAGCATACGCTCCAAAGCAGTTTGATAAGACTGTTTATGACGACCCGGAACCGTGAAGGGGTTATATTGGTTTTGAATCGACCCTTTTTGTTTTATGGATTGTTCCAAAGATCGTTTATCTTCTAATCTTCTCAAATTAGATTGCAGTTCTTCTACAACAAAAACTTCGGTGTCTCGAAAATTGTGCGGGTGCGGTTTGCCCCGCAAATGCACTAGGGTGTTTACGAAACCGTCGCCTTTATCCGATTCTTTGAACACGTCAATTAGCTCAAACTCATCGGGCTTGTCTGTGACGTGCGATTCTCCAAAAGCAAACGCATCGTCCTGACGAGGGGGTGAGTGAAGCGCATACATTTCTTGGCGATGCCGCATGCCGGGCAATGCCGTTGTCGGGTACGCGTTGCTACCGGTCGCAAATCGTGTGAATTTAGTTGGCCTATCAATTTCGCTCAACAAAATGCCAACGTCTTCTTTAGTTAGCTTCCCCTTTTGGTCAGCAGCAGCCCTTTCCAGTGCCTGTAAAAGACCACTGGCTTCTAAATCAGGTTTCCGCAAACGCAGGCCCTGCTTGTCGCTATAAGCCTTGATGTCGTTGATCCACTGCTCCGGCTGCCCTAATTTTCTGGGCACAAAGTCCAGAGCTCTTCGCGTTTGGGAAGTAAACGGGTTAAATGGGTCATACAACGCGATATTTTCGACGTTTGACGGCAAGCCTAATTTGCGCAAGTTTTCGGATCGCGCTTGAATGAAATCTTGCCCTTGTTGACCTACGGGTACACCTAAACCAAGCTCGGGCGCAATATCCAGTGATTCTTGTAGACTGTAAAATTCTGCTTCTTCTGGAAAATCTTCAACTCTAGCGAAATTACGACTAGTTGTGACGTCCGTCCCACCGATATCCATAAAATTGGTGCTGGATAACTTTTGTGACGCAGCGTACGACGCACCGTCTTGCATGGCTTGATCGTAGATTTCTTTAAACCGCTCTGGGGGTATCGCAGCAAGTTCGTCCATTAAACCAGTAAGAGTGTCGTATGCCTCGCTTTGCCTTGTTTTTGAGTACTCCCGTCCACCCAACGCAGAGAAAATTCCTTGTTCTGACAAAGGTTTACGGTCGCCTCGATACTCTGCGGTCGGAAAATTTGACACGCCTACGGCAATTTTGTTCGCAAGGAACTCCCCTAACGTGCCGTCTTTGTATTTGCTTTTGATTTCGTCAATGCTGATCTCTTGCTTCATTACATCAGCAAACAAATCTAAATGTCGGTTGTTACTAGGAGCGCCAAGTTGCAAATGTGCCGTATCAGGAAGTTTCAAGGCTTGAAACGTCGAATTAAACTTTATCGGTAAGATGTTAGCGATTCTGAGTTTTTGGTTGGATTTTCGGAAGTTTTTTAAGGGGCTGCCTTCGAAATCCATCGAAAAAACGTCGTATAGCGCAAATTTCCCTTGGTTCAAAATTTCTTGGGGATCGGGGATAGCTTTGATATTGGCGGGAGCTTCAAATAACTTTTCAAACTGAGCTGCTTTGGACTGTGTAAGGTAAAGTGGTAAAGCGGCAGGAGCGACTTCTTCTGCTATTTGTTTTGCAGTTCTAGGTTGTTGAAAACCTTCTTTGTAAGAAACTGCCGATTGTATACCTTTGCGCAAGTTTTCTTTAAATTCTGGCTCGGCCGAAAATCGACCGCCCTCTCGATCTAGATAAATTGTGTTGGTGTCTGGGTCATAAAAGTTTAAATCTTCTTTGTACTGAAAATTATCATCGTCCAACCCTCGTCGCTCTGCAACGTCTCTGGGCAGCGACAATGGATTAGGGGGCAAACCCGTCACATCTTTTTGTATTTGGTAGCCCGAAACAGCTTTGACCCTCACATCGGCAAGGTCTGGGTAGTTTTGAAAGTATTTTGGAGCGACTATCAACGTCGACAAATTAGTGATGGGGCCCGGTCTTCGCATTCCCCCATAAAAAGTGGGTAAGTTTTGTTCTTTGATGTCGAAATCGCCCATCGCCGCACGGGGCAACCCATCCGCGCCAAAGCCAACCGGTAGCTCCCTCTCCACATCTTCTCGTGGCTCTAGGTCGTTAAAGACACGATCCTTGTACTCTTCGATGACCTTGCCGGTTTCGATGCCTCGGGTGCCGCCTAACACTCCTAGAGTGGTGCCCTCGGGGGCCCCCGCGATTGCACGTCCTGCTCCGAGGGCCGCGATGGGTGCTAATAAAACGTCAGACGGCAGACCGCTCATACCAGTTTCGGGGTCAACAACTCGCTGTCCCGTCAACCCTGCCTGCACACTCGTCTGCGCTTGTTTGGCAAACATCTCGGGGAACTGCTTGATCATTTCCAAGGCTTCTGCTCGTTTCGCGGGGTCTTTGAGCATGCCCTCAACAAACTGGGCCGCAGAAGTAATACCTTGGTAGGCTGGGCTAAATCGAAAACTTTTTTCTACCGGACCATAACGTCCCGGCGTAATCGTCTCCTCAGTCATCGGTACGAATCGACCCGTTGCAGGATTGAACCGATCTGGTAGATCTTTGTAAGTTACCGTAGCCGGTTCAAACACCTCACGGCGCTCACCCGTCAACATGTCTCTGGCAGACCCCGCTAATCCGGCTAACAGGCGCTGGTCGTATATGCGATCTGATATAACATCAAAAGGAACTTGACCGTCATCTACGTTGAGCATTGCTCCATATTCATATTGGCGTTCAACAGGTTCTGGCCGTTCAAACAGTTCACGATCGGCGTCTTGTCGCGCCAAAGCCCGTTCCAGATCTGCCAGCATTTCTGCTTGTGTACGTTCAGCCATAGTAGTTTGCCGCTGAAATTAATTGACTCGACTCGTAGCCCTCTTCCCAATCGTCACTGGGCAGGCTCACAAAGTTCCCTTGGCGATATCGCATCAACGCCTGCGTCGTGCTGTCCACCAAGTCATCGTGGGTCCCGTTGGGAAACGCAGCACACTCTTCAATCACTTCGTGCGCCCAACTCTCATCCGGAACCCAGATCATCCCCGCTTCAAACAGCGGAGAGATAGAATGTACTCTTGATAACTTATCATTACCACGACTAGGCGTGAAATTTACAACCGGTATGCCGACCTGCCGCAGTTCGTGAGTCAGAGGGGTCCCCGTGGCTTTTGCCTCAATAATTACCGTCTCAGGCTCCCAATACTTGTATTGCTCCAACGCAATGTCTTTTAACTCAGGAAAATCCCATCGCCCCTTCTTCGCATCGAGCAAGATAAGGTTTGCGGGGCCCCCAGCTTCTTCCGGGTAAAACACACCCCACGTAGTGATCGCACTGTAGTCCGCTGTCTCGCGTTTCGAAAACGCCGTGTCGTAGCTCTGAATCACATACTGCAGATCCGGGATCGACGCACCTTCCCAAAAACGCCACCACTCCCGCTTCAATATAGCCAGACTTTCTGACGTTGGCGCCTGCTGATACTGAGCATTCCACTGGTACGGCGGAATCGACGCCTTGACCGACTCCAACTCTTCTTTCTTCCAGAACTCAGGCCAAGTGGGCTCGCCAGACGGCAAAATTGCAGGTAATTCAACGACTTCCCACTGATCCGCATTGGGGTCTTTAGTCATTTGACGGATCAAATTGCCCGTCATGTCCTTCTCAGACCACCGCGTCTGCACCAGAACGATCGCCCCACCCGGCTGTAAACGCTGCCGGGGACCCGCCGTGTACCACTCCCACGCATTCTCAAACCCGCTTGCCGACATCGCTGTCTGCTCCGAGTGCGGATCGTCAATAATGATCAAATCACCACCACGGCCCGCCAAGTTTGAACCCACACCAACGGCGTAATACATGCCACCGGATTTCGTGTCCCAGCGCCCTGACGCCTTGCTGTCCACCGACAAGACCGTATTATCGAATATCTCCTGATAATCGTCCTGCTCCAGCAGGTTTTTGACCTTCCTACCAAAGTTCACCGCAAGTTCGGTCGTATGCGTCGCCTGTATGATCTTCATGGCCGGATTACGACCAATCATCCACGCCGGAAACAAAAACGACGCAAACTCACTCTTCGTATGACGAGGCGGCATGTTGATAATCAACCGCTTCAACGTCCCATTCGCAATCTCTTCCAACTTCTCAGCAATCAAATGATGATGCCGACCCGCAATGAACTGCGGCCACATAGAATTTACAAACGGTAAAAAATTATTTTGACAGGATTCAACACGCTCAAGCTGCTTTAGACGCAACTCCAAACGTAATTTCTGCACATCACTCGTGGAATCTAAACTGAGGCTCAAAGGGGTCCCTGACTTAAATACTCAACAAGAGGACTATAGCCCCCAGAGCACGGAAAATTAAGACACGGAACCACTTCTTTCATCCCCCTCGACGATACATCCATCACCTGATCCGATGAATACAACAAACACTCCGGATCACGGCCCGAGGGCCGCCACCGTTGGACCAAGACCCAACAATTACCGCCCTGATGCCGAACCGCAAAGCTCACCTGAAACGGAGACAAGTTGACCTGATTACCCTTCGCGACCTTGAGCTCAATCATATGCAACCGCTTCTCACGGTCCATCAACAACAAATCAGGAATACCCGGCGTCTGACTGTTCTCAATACGCGTCAGCACAACGTCCGAGTCCAGCTTCTCAATGTTGGACTTTAGCGTCTTCCAGAAGTTCGACTCTGTCTGCTTCGACATTAACTACCTTTTCACCCAACTGAGCCTTGAGCTCGTTCAACGCCTTAACAACCTCTTCTTTCGACATCTGGTCAATCGACCCATGACGAATCTCACTCTTGTTGACGT